CATATTGTTTAGCGTTTTTAGTATCTATCCATTTTAAAAAAAATTTACCTGACAGCACATACCAAGTTTCCGATTTTTCTGCATGAAAATGCATACTGAATTTTGATCCTTTAGTAAAGTTTAAAAACTTGGCACAATATTTGTCATTATCGGCCCATATAGTTTCGTTTCCCCAGGCTTTTTTTACAATTTTACTGGTCACTATAGTCCTGCTTCTTTAAGAATAAGTTTACACCATTCTGCATCTGCAACAAAGTCCTTAAATCGTTTACTCCAATGGTCTGGATCGATACATGGCATTATGATATTGAGCTGTTCTTGATTGATGTCATTAAGCCATCTAATTCCACTGTCGCAATTATAAATAACCCAAGGGCTAATGCGTCCAGTTGATATGTGATGACATATGAGATTAGAAGCACCAAGCTTAAAATAATTACTGAAATTTTTTTCCAATTTTTCATTACTGTCTGCATATTCTTGCATCTCCTTTAATGCTCTTTCCATGGCATCTTGAGCAGGTTCTCGTTTTAAATACTCCAACAACCATGTGTTGTATAACTTTTCTTTGGTCCAGTGATCTAATTTATGATTATTTGACAATAACCAGTCAGTGAAACTTACAACATTGATAGCTCGTAAATCAACTAGATAGCGTCCATAACGAACAAAAGCAATATAAAAATTACTATTACAAAAGTCAGAGTAGGCTTTAAATTTTGCGCTTCCTTGCGTTTTTTCATAAAATCTTAGATAAGCATTGAACCCTATCTGAACTCCTTGCTCATTTTGTTGATTGTGGCGGCGTTTAGGTTCACAAAGATGTGACAATAATGTGCTTTCTTTTGTATAGCTTTTTTTACAAAATTGGCAAGTAAAGTTCAATCTAATACCTTTTTAATCTCTTTGTCTGTCATGCCTAAACTAATTAAGTAATCTTTTAAGTCTTGTTCAGATGTAACATTGACCAGTGCTTCAATGTCTTTAGTTTTCATTTCTGGATATTGGGAAGCAAGTAACTTGTAAATTTTATTATTGCCTTCTTTTTTCTTACTTGGTTGCCAATAATGGCGTTGACTGCCCATATCTGGACTTACTGTAGTACATAATAGCCACTGCAATTTTTCATGTTTACCAAGATCAAAAAAATTAATATTGACTCTTTCGTTTGTGGCTCTTAAGTACCATTCTTGTAAATCTGGACCACCGTCCACATTTGCGCAATATTTCAGCATGATATATGTGCTAAACTTTTTACGCTCTGCTTCACTTAACTCATCAACAAAATTACGATTTTTTGTATCAAGTTGATACATTTCGTTTTTAATACTTAACTTATCCATGAGTCTTCAATAAATTATAAGTAGAAATCATTTGATCAACATAATCTCGTAATGTTGGATTTCTATCTGCCATTTCAAGTATTTCAAGGAAATTAGCATATGATAAATTATATTTCAATCCTTTCATAGGATCAATACGAACTGACATATTTTCATATACCAATGTGCGTTCTGTACTTTGCATTTCTCTAGCATAGACAGTTGTTCCCCCGTCAGGACTTTCATATATAGTATTATTATTTACATAAATGGTGTTCATGTTACCAACATTTATTATAATTTATAACTTCACTCTGTCTACTAATATCTTTTACAAAATAAACACATAATGGTTTTGCTCCTGTGGTTTCTAAAGGTATGGCCAATAACTGTCCTGGCTTTAGTTTAGGAAAATACCATTTTACATCTTGATAAATATCCACAACTTCTATAGGATAGAATGTAGGTCTAAAGCTGCTAAGTGGATTAAATCCAAATGCACTGAATCCTCTATCATTTAAGCTGGTGAGTGGCACTACTTCTAGATCTCCTAGATCATGTTCTCCAATTAAAAGCTGCCAATCTATAGGCATAGTAATTTCATGTGGTCCTATACGCAATACTAGAGCTGGACTGTTGAAACTTTCTAAAAAAATTAAAGGAATAAAAAAATAGTCTGGATCTTTAGGATCACTGTTATCCAAAACACAAAATCGAACATCATCTACTTCTTCTGGTATGCTTGTTAAATCATATACTGTATTTTCTAAAGTTAGTAATCGCATAAAATATTCTCTAAGTTGTTATTATACTATATTTTTTGTCATAAATCAATACACTTAAATTACTGCATTATGGTTCATTACAGTAATCCTACCAATATTGACCCACCTTGGTTGGTCAATCATCCATTCAATAATTTTAACCACATCACCTGGTCGTAATGGAGTTTCATTCTGAAAATTATACTCAGTGTATCTTGTTTCTGGTATTGACCTTTTAGTAAAATCATGAAAGTTTGTAGGTATAATTGTTGCTGGTTCAAGCACACTTACTCTTACATCTTTTTTCTTACTTTTTGCAAGCCCAATGGTGAAGTCACTTAGTGCACTTTTTGTTGAGTTATATACGAGCCTAGTTGCATTTTGCCCCCAATTATGAACACTTGTACTTGCAACACTACTTACATTTATAATATCACTGCCTTCATTTAATTTATTATAAAATTTTACTGTTAAGTCCAAGGCAGCAAGAAAATTTAACTCTACCATATCACTAAAATGATCTTCCATCATCATGCCTGCATTGTTTATAACAACATCAGGCGTGTATTTTTTTACAATATAATTTCTAAAATCTTCTTTTTTGATATCACCAACTTCAGTATGGCCAAGTTTCCTACTAATTGTAATTAAATTATAGCTATCTTTAAACCATTCAGAACAGGCAAATCCTAATCCAGAACTTGCCCCTGTTATTAGCATCATCTTCTTCATGTTATTGCCATTCTACTTTGTCTATACTAAAAGGATAATTAGCATCTTTATAAAAAGCTTTGCGTTTAGTAAGATGTCGTTTGCTAAACTTACAGGTACTAGTAATGTCCCAAATCTCGACATGATCCTTATCTTCTGCTTTTCTAATACCCCTACCAATACTCTGAATTACTCTAACAAAACTTTTACCAGGTTCTAATAGAACTAAATTGAAAATTCTTGGAATATTGATGCCCACTGCCGCAACACCATAAGTCGCTACAATAATTTTATTGTCACTTATAGCTACTTGGTCATATTCTTCTTTTCTACTAGCGGCCTTTGTTGTGCCACTAACAAAAACTGCATCTGTTAATTGGCCTACCAACTCCTTACCTGCAGCCACCCTATCCACTAATACCAATGTGTTGCCAGATTGCCTTATTTTTTCAATTGTTTTGGCAATATAGGTTAGCCTTTCTTTATTTTCTAGTAAATATTTTAACTCTTGTTGATAAGTCTTATACTCTGTAAAGTCGGTTAGTTGCAATATGTTAACATGACACTGAGCTAAATGCCCTGCTTCTTGTAACTCACTTGCACTCAATCTACCTACTACTTCTCCAATACAACATTTTAGTGCCATAAATGCATAATCTTCTTTGGGAATAGTACCAGTTAAACCCCATCTTAGTGGAACTTTACTAAACACAGAACTTAACAATAGTTTTAAAGAATCAGCTTTAGCCATATGAGCTTCGTCAATTATTACACATACTACCCCTTCAATGAATTCGTCGATAGTACAAACCGCCTCTCCATTTTTAGTGTCTTTTAACAAATTATTAAGGCTTTGCCATGTACAGATAGTATGTTGTTTATTGTAATCCTTACGATCACCAAAATATACACCAACATCAAGTCCTACATTGATATAGTCAGACTCTGTTTGTGTTACTAGACTTTTATTTGGCACAATTACAATACTACGACCGTAGTTTTGCACACTTGCGGACATCACTGCAGTCATAATAGTTTTGCCCGAACCAGTGGCAACTTCTTGTATGCACTGAGGGTTCTCTAAAAACCTGTTGATAATATCTAACTGATAGTCTCTTAATAGTATAGGTTTACCAGCTTGTGGATGTTTGTCTGGCCAATTTATATGTGCAAAACTATCCTCTTTAACCGCGTTAAAATTAAAGGTTGTTGTGTAATTCCTTAAATCCTCTATGTCAATGTCATAATCATTTTGCTCTAGAAAGGGCAGAATGTCTGACAGTAAATTAATAAAGGTACTTCCACCTAAGGTAAAAAAACCAACCTTGCCGTCCCATCTGCCTAAACGAACACTTGGGCTATATCTAGCTCCAGGAATTTCATACTTGAATTTATTTGTTAAGGTTTTTCTATGGCTTAACTCTAGTCCCTCTAGCTTTACATTTACTTCGTCTCGTATAATTAGTTTGCATTTCATTTTAAAAAAATTACCTTTTCTGCTCGTCTAATCCAGTCCTGCTTTTTGTATCCAACCAATACATTAGTCATTGACACCATAAGTTTTATTTTACCTATAAATTTACTAGTTTTCTTTGTATTAAGATATACGATTTTGTCTGTATCCTTTTTAGGTGTGCCCGTATCATAAACATATACTGGCAACCTATCAGTCTTTTCCGCATACTTAATGATATTCTCTATTTTTTGTTCTGAACTTTGTGCTTCTAGTTTACGCTTAGTAAGCAACTCTAGTTCATTCTCACTAACACTTTGTGCTAACAAATTAATTAGTTGTTGATCTACAGTGTATTGCAACACACTGCTATAATCAACTAATTTGTATAAATTATTTATTGATAGTTCCCCTACATTTTCTTTAAGATAATGTAATAAACTTTCTGGAGCATTTGACACTATTAACTGACCATCAACCTGAGTAAGTTCTATTTTATAAGGAATTGTTTCCATTTCTACAATTTTTTCTGCTGCAGAAATTAGCGTAGGGTCAATACTAAATTGATGCAAATTACCAAATGTTACAATATAATTGACAATGTACTCTGTTAAACCTAAATTCCAAATTTTATTTTCATGGTCAAATTCTACTTTACCATATCCATTTGTAGCAATGCTCTTTATATTATTAATCCATTCTGTATTATAAGGGAACTTTACTTGTATTTTTCCGTCCTTAAGACAAATGGTTTTAGATTGATCGACGAATCTTATTCCAAATTTAAACTTTAATTCCTTAACATCCTCATCTATTATTAAACCTAACTTGTTTAACTGTTTGCGGTATTTGTGAATGATCTTAAGTGCTAGCTCGCTTTGCTTTTGTGTATAGGCTCGTGAATTATCTACCGTTTGTAATGCTAGACTGTCTAAAATTTGCACATCATATCTAGCTAAACTTAGTGGACTTGGAATCCGTTCCCATGGCTGTAAAAGTTTACCGGATATTTCTCTGTATCCTGCAATAAATTCTATAATGTCTTCTGCATATTTCCACATAATGCTATTATATAACAGTATACACAGTAAGTCAAAAAAAACTCTGCCTAAGCAGAGTTATTTTGTTTTAGAATAGTGAGCAATAATTCATGTTTTACTTTTTCTTCACACTTCTGAATTTTGCTGTCTGTAGTAGCTTTTATCAATTTAAGATAAAAGAATGCTTGCTCATATCCTAATAGCCATGTTTCCAGATCCTGCAAAGTGCCTGTATAAATTTCTACCTCTCGTGTATAAAAAGGTAAACAGTCTGGGTCACCTGGCGCTAAAGCAAAAAAATCTGAATATTGCGATTTAGCAATCTTAAAGCCAAGTTTCTTAGCTCTAAGCTCTAGTTGTTGAAGTCTTTGGTAGACACTATATCCAATGGTCATTACTGTTTACCAACTGCTGTTATAGAATACCTTCAGTCCTAGGAATAGTTCTGCACGAGCCTCACGACAAAATTTTAAGTCTTGTTCTCTATAATAGTTATCAGAAGGTTGCCCGAAAAAGAATCCTTCAGTATGGGGTAATTTGCCGTTCAATACATCTTGTTCAAGTTTGTCTATATCTTCTCGTGTAAGTTCAAGTTCGATACCATTAAAATCGTAACGATTTTCTCCTTCTTGCAAACTTTCATGGCTAGCATTTTTATTATACCATAAATTTTCCATCCAGCCTTGAAGATTTGGATGTTTGCGCCAATATGCTAACTCACGAGGTTTAGATTTATTAGGTACTACCCATTCACCGTTAACAAAAGCACCATCATTACTTTGGAAATAACTATCTTGTTCGCCTGCCTGTAGGGTTACATATGCATATTGATCAAGCCCCATTTTATCTCCTCTTATACAGAAGGTTTCATACAAGTACTAGAAGCCATTGCAGTCCAACGCTTAGGAAAGCTTTTGCGAAGATCTGCGATCTTCAGTGCCATACGCAAACTCATTTCACGCAGTTTGTTCTTATTGGTATCCATGAATGCAATAATTTCTCCTTGCACACTTGGATCAAAATCGTATCCTTCAAACAATTCACCGTCCTTAGCAATTTGTTTGATGCGTAGAATTTTGTCCCGCATGGTATCCAAAGTTAGATCCAGATAGTGACATCGACTTTGCAAGGCATCCAGATGGTCTCTAAGTTTCTGTGATTTCATCTGATCAAATTTAAGATTAGTGATAAAAATCACACTACCATTAAAGTTAAAAGTGTC